ACCACACGGATGCCGGGGCCACGGTCGGCCAGCACCGCCAAGTGCCGATCCCCCATAGAGGCCGATGTGCGCCTCACTTGATGACAGGCGTGAAGTCGACCGCATCGACGCTAGACGCATCGCCAATCGATGCACGTCCAGGGGGGCCGTAACGAGCAGGGTCGAGGGCGGCGAGCAGCGTCACGATGGCCGAGCGGTCTCCAGCGTCTGCGAGCTCGCGGAGTTGGCGTTCAAGTTCGGCGACGGTGACAGGCGCTTCTTCGGCTTCCGCCTCAGCCTTGGCAATGTCCGCCTCCGTCGGGGGGCGCCATTTGGCATGGGGAGCAAGCGCATTGCCCAACAACCAATGGCGAGCACGTTGCCGCACGGTATCGTCAGCCGTCGCCACCATCGACTGGACTTCAGGAGGCACGTCTTCGCCGGGCTCAGCGGCCAACTCAGCGCGCCCCATGCCAATCGCATACTCCACCCGTAGCAGGCGATCAGCGCCTTCCCTCAGCCAGTGCGGGAGACATTGACGCCCTGCCTGCTTTCCGAGCAGCCGGGGGAGAGGACTACGGGTAGTCACGCGGGAACTATGCCATTTTGGCAAATCAGAAGCAACACCACAAAAACCGAACCCCGCCACTACAGAATTGCAGGGGCAGGGTCCACGCGTTGTTGCTTAGGCTACGCACCGTCAGGCTGCACCAAAGGAAAACCCCCGTCAAGCCGAATGCCTGACAGGGGCTAGTGCGTCGACACTGGGGGGAGGCTAGCACCGTTGGGGCAAAAGAGAAGCCCTGGTTGTGGGTTCCGCGGCCATCGCGTCATCCACCAGCATCCGCAGCACCGCCGATGCCGGGATACCTTGGCTCGCCAACCAGGCAGCCTGTGGCGGGCTCAGAGAGACTTGGCAAGTCTTGGCGCGTCCACCATCGGACAAGCGGTACGGACGGCTTCTGGGGGCGTTTGGCTTGGTCATAGGCTCATTGTTACGCATAGTGGGCAGGCTGTCAAGCACTGTCGTCATAACCGCAATGCAACGCCAGATCACGCCAGCCGGCTGATCTGTCCGACAGATCAACCAAAAAAAAACCCCGCTTTTGGCGGGGGGTGGTTCAACAAGCGACTTGATCCAACCAGGTCTTCTTCTTCGGCTTGGGGAGGCTCATCTGGTATCGCTCCGCCTTCCACTCCAGCTCCCTATCACACCATCGCTTGATCTGTTGGCATTCGTCCATGATCTTTTCCATCGTCGTTTGACACTCGCCAGCCCAGATTGCGCTACAGGCCGCGTCGTCGGCTTTGCAGGCCAGAGCCCAGAGAGCCCGGATGCCGTCGAGTGTGCAGACACCCTTGCAGTCGGTAAAGGTCTTGTGGGCTTTGCGGGCGTTGGCGAGGTGCTTGCGGACGGTTGCGGTCTTCATGGTGTCTCTCCCGGTTGCTGTCTGTGCGCCCACTATGCAGCACAGTCTCGCGACTGTCAAGCATAGGATCAAAAGAAATATTACACGGCTTTGCAAAGCCAGATCAGGCGCTTCCTGAACATTTGTTTCCTTTGAGGATGATCTGTCCCGACAGATCACACCCAAAAAAAAACGCCACCTTTGCAGGTGGCGATTCTCGTCTGATCAGGGGAGAGACAGACAGGGGGTCGAGCCCCTAGGGGCAGTGTAGGGATCGGGCTTGGGAAGTCAAGGCACTCGTCGAGGGGGCAGGCTAGTAGGCAGGTAGGGGGCTTCCCTCCGTAAGGAGGAGAGAGAGAGAGGATCTCTCAAAACTCTCCTATTATAGGGAATGCAGACCCTACTGTCATGCATAGCTATCCCCCTTCTTTCCCGATTCCCTGTCAAAAAAAAGAAGCCCCCGATTTCTCGGGGGCTGTTTTGGCGCGGGAAGGAAGGAAAGAATGGCAGAAAGGCTTTCACACTTTGAGAATCCGCACTGCCTTGCCGGTTCTGCCTTCGCCAGGGGCAGACTCTACCTTGATCTCCTTCTCTTCCGCAAGCCTATCGACCACTTCTGCAATCGTGCGAGCCGTAAGCCTCCTGCAAGCTCGCAAAAGGTCGGACCAGTCCAGACCCCCATTCGACTGGCGAAGTGCGCTCATAACGTATTTGGCTTGCGCCTCGGGGTCGTTCCAATCGGGACGTTGGTTGTCTGCCAGGCTAGCGGCGAAAGTCTCGGCTGACTCTTCCGCAATCGCCACAGCCACTCGGGCGATCTCGCCTGTCACGCATGGACAGTCTGACTCCGGTTGAGCCAACGTGGCCAACACCAAAGCAACCCGACTGGCGAACTCGGGCAGGCGAGCAAGTACCGCGTTTGGGATCTGCTTGCGTGTCCCGTCGCGTCTATGGTTGTCCGCCTTGATCTTGCATTCAGTGAGGATCAACCTTGCGTCGTCATCGTCAAAAACGTTGATCGGGTCGTAGATCCTCGACACATCCAAACCGTTGCCGCTGCAATCTGGCAACGACAGATGCCATGCCTCATGCCTCAATCGGATAGCCGCTACGGCAGCCCGTACCTCGACAGGGATACCTCCATCGTCGCCGCGTGTCTCAGTTGGTTGCCACTCTGGCAGGACCGATTGCGCACGCATCCACACATGCCGACCGACAAAACCGTCGGCAACGTCCGTAGAGGTCAATACGCTGTGCAGGCTTTCCGGCGTCGTCGATCCAAGCAGAACCACAACAGGCGCGATGAGGTCAATCTTGCCGCCGCCTTTGACTAACGACAACGCCGGAGACCACTTGTCGGTTCCTTTCGTTGACAACTCCGTCAGGCTTTGCTTGATGTCTTGACGATGAGAGGCAGCACGCGGACCCATCATGTTGGCCAGTTGCATTCCGTATTCGTCAAGCACCATGCACGTTGCAACGCCTACGTTGGTTGCATTCCTGACGCCGTCGACAAACGATGGGCCAGAAGAGAAACTGTTAGGACCTCGCAACGCGGGCCACACGTCGTCGAGCACGCGAGACAGGCAGGACTGTGGACGGTTCTTACCCTCTCCCGACGACGCCAGCGACACGACATACAACGACGACGTCGAGCGCCGATAGATAAGGCGACGCCCTGCAACAGCCGACCCAAGCGCAATCAGCGCCGCTATCGTCAGGCCAGGTTGTGCATGGTCAGCACCGCGGATGACCCACCCAGAGAACGAATCGCAGAGACCGCCAAGTGCGCGCACATCGTTCAACAGCCCCCATCGTTCGGCGTCGCGTTGCTTGTCGGTCTTCTTCTTTGGCTTGTCGACGACAGGCACGATCTCGTCGGCATCAAGGTAGTAACCAGCGTCTACGACCTCGACAACCTTGTTTGCCGGATTGCGCGGCTTGTCGGTGCCCGCCTTGATGCCGCGACTGATCGTCGACATGGACTCTCGTTGTCCGAGCCCACAAGCAAGCGCCGATGACAGCAACCGATCAGCGGCAACGCCAGGCGAGAGATGACCCGACCCAACGATCTGCCCGATCTTGAACGAGGCACGGATAAGGTTCTGATTGCGGCCTCCTTCCGACGTCGACGCCACAGACACGCATTCTTCATCAAGCGCCTTTTCAGCCCATGACGTCGACGCCAAACGGAAGGAGGACTGGACCAACGCTACCGTCGGACGCGGCTTGACCTTGTCAATGATCCACTGTGGAAGCGGCACCGGATCGATGTCGTTGATCCACGCGTAAGGGGCACCCTCGACGACGGAAGGATATACTAGAATGTATCCGCCTTCGCCGCGTGTGTCGGCGTCGACATGCACCGCGTTGGGGCTTTTTTTTGCAGTGTTGGGCAGGCGCATACCGTCGGGCAATTCATAGATGTAGTGCCATCCTCCTGACCTTGTGCGAGCCGTCCACGTCGTCGGAAGGAGAGGCATCAACGCACTGACAGGCGCGTCAATGTCGACGACGTATAAACGTGAAGTGTGTCCTGTGCCGATAGCCACGTTAGCATCAGGCGAGTCTGTCCACCACGTCGTGATCTGTTGTGTGTCCGTCGTCGCGTCCTTGCTCCCAGCCGACCCAGCAAAAGGAAACTTTGTGCCAGGTATGCACGGAAAAACAGGGTAGCCGCGTCCCGCATACCAGAGTGCCGCTTCAAGTTTTGTCATCGTCATTGTCATTGTCTCTCCCATTCAAAAAGGCAAATCTTCGTCGTCAGACCACGTCGATGCCAACACCGGTAGCGGGTCTGTGTCTTCGTCTTTGTCCTTGCGGATGCAAGCGCCACACGTTGGGCAATCGTCCAGGTAAGGCCCGCAAAAGATGTCAGGTTGAAAGCCGATCTCCTGAATGCGCATCTTGCAGCATGGCTTCAGGTTGTCGCCATCGTTGACACCATGATGGATCTTGACGACGCGGTCATACTTGCCGTCTTTTTCGATCTCGATGGCCACAACCGGCTTCATGTATCCGAGGTCCAGCAACTCGACAGCGTCGTTGACGTCCTTCGGGAAAGGCGTTCCCACGTTCTGCTCCCACCATTGTTGTGCCTTGCGCCAAGCAAAACCCCCTTCCTCGTGTTCAATGCAGACCCATTCGCTTGCCACTTTCTTCAGGGCAAGATTGCCAGGCGGGTAGTAATCGATCCGCAGCGTAGGGCGGGCTGTGTCGTCGCCTCGCTTCTCATGCCTTGCCCACTCCACACTACCGACGTAGAGACGCTTAGGTGGCATCTTAGGCGCCTTGGGAGGCAGATCCAAAGACAACGCCGGGAGTGTCGACGCAACCTGATTGGCCTTGCGGATGACGGCCGGGAACTCGAACCCACAATGATCGCATGACCGAGCCGACGCCGCACAGCAGGCCATGCATTGCGGACATATCTTGACAGGCGCGTCGCCGTCGCCTGACGTCTTGGGCTTGACCTTGACGTCGTCGACGGGGCCATGTCGGGCGATGTTGCCGCCATAGTCAAGTAGCAGACAGTCGCTCTTTCCGTCGGCGATCCTCATACCGCGCCCGACCATTTGGACGTAGAGTGAAGGCGACATCGTCGGTCGAACCAGGGCAAGCACGTCGACGACAGGCGCGTCAAAACCCGTTGTCAGGACATCACACGACGTGATGCACCGCAACGAACGAGCCTTGAAGAGACCGATCAACGCGTCTCGTTCCTCTCTTGGGGTGTCTCCCGTGATCGTCTCCGTCGACACGCCGATCACCTGCAACGCGTTACGGAGTCGCTTGGCATGAGCAACGCTAGTGCCGAATACAAGCGCACTTGTCCGGCCTGCATCAAGCGCACGTTTGACGTCAGCCGCAACAGCCTCATTGATCTTGTCGACGTCGGACGCGAGTTCTAGATCGTTGCTGGCGTACTCGCCCGCTCGTACTCCCACGCTGTCAAGGTTGATCGTTGCCGTCGCAAAACCCGTGCGCACATGAGCCAACCAGCCATCGCGAATCAGTCCGCCTACATCTGTCTGGTAGGCAACCGACGTGAACAATGCGTCGTCGCCTTCCGTCAGGTAGCCTTGCCCCAGACGGTAGGGTGTAGCTGTCAAACCCACAAGCCTCATGTCGGCGTTGATGGCTCGTAATGCTGCAATGGTTGCATGATATTGAGTGCCCGACGCTGTCGAGATCAGATGCGCTTCGTCAACGATCATGACGTCAACGTGCCCCATCATTGCGGGCTTGCCCGCTAGCGATTGGATCCCACCGATTGTGATCGCGTGTCCGTACTCGCGACGCCCAAGGCCGGCCGACACGATCCCCACATCGGCATCAGGGTAGATCAAGCGTACCGCTTTTGTGTCTTGCACGATGAGCTCAGACCGATGGGTCGCGATCACAACACGACAGCCGTAGTCAGCAACCAGGCGCCGCACGATCTCGCCAAGCGTTGGAGACTTGCCAGATCCGGTCGGCATGACGATCAGTGGTGAAGCGGGCCTTGACGACGTCGACGGTGCCCGATCCCAGTAGGAGAAGACCGAATCAACGGCGGCTTGTTGGTAGTTTCTCAGTTTCATGCTTGACAACTTCTATCGGGTGACGATAGAAGTCAAGCAACAAGGGAGAGACGATGAAGATCCAGAAACTAGCGGCGGTCATTGGGGCAAGCGCACCAAAGATTGTGGTCTACGGAGACAGCGGCATTGGCAAGACAACGCTCATTGGCTCATTGCCGGGACGCGTGTTGATCGCGAGCGCGGAAGCGGGCCTGTTGTCGCTGTCGTTCGTTGCAGGCGATGATCGGTTTGACGTTGTCGAGGTGTCGACTGTCGAGGATCTGATTGAGATCCATCGCCTGTTGTCGACGTCGTCACATGGCTACGATTGGGTGGCACTCGACAGCGTGTCAGAGATCGCGGAGGTTGTGCTTGCCGCAGAGAAGAAAAAAGCAAGCGACCCACGCCAGGCATATGGCGCCGTCATCGACAGGATGACCGCTGCTATGCGTTCGTTTCGTGACCTGTCAGTTGGCGTGTATTTCTCTGCCAAACTTGCCAAGACCCGCGACGATGCGACAGGGCGCGTTACCTATGGCATCTCGATGCCGGGTGCGAAGTTGGGTGACGCGTTGCCTTACTTGTTCGATGAGGTCTTCCGTCTTGTTGCCGTCGACGAGATCGCAATCGACGGCAAGAAAGCCGCCATCAGATACCTACAAACCTCCGGTGACGCTCGTAGCGTTGCCAAAGACAGAAGCGGGGCACTCGACCCGCTTGAACCAGCCGACCTCGGAGCCGTTGTGGCGAAGATTGCGGCACATGCACAAGGACAAGCGCAATGACAGCAATAGAAGCAACCAAAAGAATTGAACGGATCGCGACGATCTATACTGAAAAAGAATATAGCATCGCACAAGCGGCCAAGTGCGTCAGTTGCGGGGAAAGGACACTCCGTAAAGTCTTCGTAGAGAAGAACATCAAAGCAGGACACGGAAAGATCCTCATGGCCAAGGGAAGTGTCCTGGTTGATATTATCAACGAATCAAAGGCAATCCACGACGAGATAGACAGAAAAAAGGAAGCACAGAAATCAGAGAAGAAACCTCCCAAACAGACCGAGATGAAACTCAGCGACACAAAAACAGATCGCCGGGTCAACATTGAAAAAAACTTGCTTGACCAGTGTATTGCCATTGCCGCAAAGAGCGATGACGGAAACACGACCGCACTGATCAACCGCTACATTGCAGCCCAACTGAAAAAGGTAAAATCATGAATGACCTCGACTCCCTGTCTCTCGACTTCGATCCAAGCAAGATTGAGCGTCGACCGTCGTCGTTTGATCCTCTGCCAGCGGGTGACTACCCGATGTTGATCTCCAAGATCGAAGCGAAGAAGACCCGCGACGAACAATCAATTCAAGCCGTCGTTGAACTTACCGTGACCGATGGCCAGTACGTCGGCCGTAAGGTCTGGACGCGTCTCACAATGAAGACGATCCGAACTGACGAGAAAGGCCAGCAGTCGCTGTCGATTGGCCAGCGTCAGATTGCGGAAATGATGGACGCCGTCGGCATTGTCGGGCAGAGCCTTGCCCCGCTTGTCGGTTGTGACGTCGTCGTCAAATTGAAGGTTCGACCCGCCGCCAACGGATACGACGCAAGCAATGACGTGGCAGGCTACAAGCCCGTCGCAAGCAAGCAAGCCGCCGTTGCAGCGCCTGTGTCGCGCCCTGGTTTCATGTCGCGCAAGGTCTAGTCTGTTTGCCCCACGCCAGTCATGGCGTGGGGCTTTTTTTTGGGGTCATTATGCGAGTTTGGTTCGACAGAAAAACAGGCGCAAAGACAACGATTGATGGAGTGCGCCTACGAGCCATGCGAGGGACGCAGTCGATCCCAGACGTTGCGCGTCTCGTCGGCTGTAGCGTCGCCAGCCTGTCAGTGTGGGAGACGGAGGGTGCCTGCCCATCGACGGAGTATGTCGAGGCACTCCGTCGATTCTACGGAGACGCGCTGTCATCGACAGGCGCACTAGTTGTCACGTCAATGATTGAGCAAGAACACCAACACATGAGCCAGCGTTATCAAGAGCGTATGGACGATGAGGACGCACAATGATTATCTACCTCGACACTGAAACCGTACCGTCGTCACGCATCGACGTCGCCGCACACTACGCCGCCAAACACTACGACGCCGACGACCTCACCAAAGCGGCGAAGGCAGCAGCAAAAGACCTCGACAAGACCTCATTGTCGGGCCTGTTTGGCGAGCTTGCTGTCATCAGTTGGGCAACCGACGATAACGAGCCCTATACGTTGGTCCGCAACTTCTCCCGCCCCGACGGTGAACGCGAGATGCTGGAGGCGTTCGCCGATTGCGACATCGACGGCGACACTATCGTTGCGCACAATGCAGAATTTGATAGGAACATGATCCGCCAACGCGCAATCGTCCACGGCGTCAAGCTGCCCAAACGCTACGCCGCTACCGACGTCAAGCCATGGGAGTCTTGTTGGCAATGCACGATGGCACTGTGGACCGACTCGCGCATGGGTCGTGTGAGTCTCGACGATCTCTGCTTGGCGCTGTCGTTGCCGGGCAAGAACGGCGTTGATGGTTCCATGGTCGCAGGCATGGTCAAAGCCGGTCGCATTGATGAAGTCGCGGCTTATTGCGCCGACGACGTCAGGCGCGTTCGTTCGATCTACAAGAAGATCAAAGGAATGCCATGAAAGAATCCGAACACGTCATCCAATGCCAAGCCATTCAATGGATCAGGCAGAACACGCCATATGTCTGCTATGCGATCCCCAACGGCGGCAGCCGTGGACGTCGCCAGGGTGCAGCGTTGAAGGCAGAGGGAGTGCTTGCAGGGATTCCCGATCTGCATATCCCGTTGTTGGCGCTTTTCATCGAAATGAAAACCAGCATAGGAAAAGTGTCGCCGATTCAAAAAGCGATGCATGAGGATCTGCGACGTGACGGCCAGATCGTCGAGGTGTGTAGGTCTGTCGACGACGTGATCCGCGTCGTCACCCACCACATGGAATGGCGATGCGGAAAAAAACCAACACGACAGCCCATCCGAAAAGTGGTGAAAGCATGACCTCATTCAAGACCCCCCAACCCTCGCCAAGCGGCGTTGTCCTCTCACTCGCCCGTGCATTGGGTATTGTGTCTAGCGTTGACGACGTCGTCATTGTGCCGCTCAGTCAGTGGCACGCAATGCATGAGCGCCACGAGGCGGACGCCTTGGCCCTGCGGTCTGCGCTGGCCAGGGTGGTCGAGATGGAGGCCGCACAACACGCACTTGAGAAAATCGTAGCCAGACAGACAGCCCGTGCCGACGCCGCATGCCGCACGATTGAGCACCGCGATGAGCGGATCAGAGAGCTCAATGCATGGCTCGACAGCCATGCGCCGATGGTGACGCGATGATCCACCATGGCGATTGCTTGGAAGTCCTACGCACGCTCGACGACAATAGCGTTGACAGCGTCGTCACGGACCCGCCCTATGGCCTCTCATTCATGGGTAAAAAATGGGACTACGATGTGCCATCCGTCGAGGTGTGGGCAGAGTGCTTGCGAGTGTTGAAACCCGGTGGCCACTTGCTAGCCTTCGCCGGAACGCGGACACAGCATCGAATGGCGGTACGGATCGAGGACGCGGGCTTTGAGATCCGCGACATGATCGCCTGGGTGTACGGGTCCGGCTTTCCGAAGTCGCTCGACGTGAGCAAGGCAATCGACAAGGCGGCTGGGGCTGTGCGGGAGGTGGTGGGCTCGTATGAAGTCACGCGCGATCTGTCTGGCGGGTCTTGGGCAGAGCTTCATGGAAAGCCAAACACGGCAACATCCGTAAACATCACCGCCCCCGCCACCGACCTAGCCCGCCAATGGCAAGGCTGGGGCACAGCCCTGAAGCCCGCGCTCGAGCCAATCACCGTCGCACGCAAGCCGTTGATCGGGACCGTCGCCAACAACGTGACGACGTGGGGCACCGGAGGGATCAACGTGGATGAGGGGAGGGTCGGGACAGATGAGCGATGGAACGTCAGCGCCGGGAATCTAAACCTCGACGACCGTCACACCGTGACGCCGGTATCGAAGCACAACGAAACAGGGGGCCGATCAGCGATCGGCCGCTTCCCCGCGAACCTGATCCACGACGGAAGCGACGAGGTGGTGGGGCTGTTTCCGGACCAAACGAGCGGCGCCAATCCAACGAGCCGGGGCGGTATCGGCTACATGAGCAGCGCCAAGGGGCAGGCATCATGCGATGCCCCAAGGGGCATCGATTCCGGATCCGCCGCCCGGTTTTTTTACGTCGCCAAGGCAAGCGCGGAAGACCGAGACGACGGGTGCAGCGCCTTGCCCGCCAAGTCGGCTGGAGAGGTCACCGGGGGCCGTGTAGAGGGTAGCGCGGGGCTGTCGAGCCCTCGATCCGGTGCAGGCCGTCGACGTGAAGAGACGCGCAACAGCCACCCGACGGTCAAGCCAACCGACCTCATGCGCTACTTGTGTCGTCTCGTCACACCGCCCGGTGGCCTTGTTCTCGATCCGTTCGTCGGGTCGGGCTCGACCGGACGCGGCGCCGTGCTTGAGGGGTTCGCGTTCGTCGGCATCGAGCGGGAAGCCGAATACGTCGCAATCGCCAGGGCGCGGATCGATGTGGCGATCAGGCAGCGGAGATCAGACACGGCGCAAGGATCACTGTTCTAGGGATCACTCCAGAGCAGATCCACCGCATCCCAAAGCCCCAGAAAATAAATCTCGACACAGTGCTTGACACTTTTATCGGTGTTCTGCATAGTGGGCTCACGGCGCCAATCACGGAGCCGCACACGGGAGAGACCACAATGACGACCATCACGATCAGCACCATCCGCCCCACCACCACCGGCGTTCGCGGCGCCCTCGACGTCACTGTGACCGTCGACGGCATCGAGGGTGAGGCGACTGTCTGCGCCGACGAGGTCAACGGCGGATACTGCGTCTACGGCAACAGCGTCGACATGTGGCTCTCCGGCAACCTCTGCCGCCTGCCACGCGACGTCATCGCCGAGATTGCCGCCGAGGTCTGCGCCGTTGCCGAGGCTTGCTGACCACCCCCCGACAACCGACCAAGCATCGCCCCGTCTAGAGCCGGGGCTTTGCCGATCAGGAGAGACAACATGACCATCACCGAATGCCGCTGCCCGCAATGCGAGGCAGAGTACGAGCGAGACGAGTACGAGGACGCCCCCGAAATTGAGTGGGACACGCCAATCAGCGACGACGAGCTTGCCGAACGCCTCGCATGGTTTTGGATGCCGAAAGAGGGTGAGTGATGATGTGCCGAACCTTTCAGCGCGCCATCGTGCGCCAAGCCGCCCGCGAGGGTCTGCCAGTGTGGGCATGGTTGATCTTGAATGGAGTGAAGCATGACGACGCGTGAGCCAGACGATGACCGCGATGAGCCAACCGACGACGAGATAGCGGAGCACATCGCCACCCACACGGATTGCGAGGCAGAGATAGCCGACATGATGTGGCTCACATCCGACCGCGAGATCCTGCAATGGGCGCACAATCTCCGCCAGTCGATCTACGACGCCATCGTCGAGAATCGCAACGACGCCAAAGACGATTGACCCGCAACGCCACGCAAGCCGTGGCTTTCGTCGTAGGAGAGACGACATGGACAGCAAAATCAAATCAGCCCTAGACGCGGCCGGGACCGCCGCAGACTACAGCGCACGAG